ATCAGCAATCGGAATTTTGGGCGGGTCACATAGATTAGTTCGACTCTGAGTGTTTTGCTTATCATGGTATGTTTTAGTTTTATCTCTCAAGCGAGAGACTATGTATGAGAACGCGTTATACGTTTATATCCTCACCACCGATGTCGTCAAAGTCTGGAGAGTACTTTTCAAGTGCTTCTCCAATGACGACAACCCCGCGAACCAAAACCGTGTGGAACCCGTTACCAACGGGCCACTGGGAAGTAGTTCCGGACCCTAAGACAATCTACACAAATGCTCCTGCGAAGGAGGATTTGTACGAAGTGTCATCGTCCCTGGGGTTGAGGAATACGCGTGACTCGTGGAATCCATTCGAGCATTATAAACGCACGAATTGGTATAACATGAGTGCACCAATAACTGGCACGTGGCTGTTATTGGGGAGTCCCGCGAGCTACGACAGGGTTTCCTGTGTAGTTGCTCACGAGTTCTACCCGCCTAATGCGTTCGGACCGCAGGCGCTCCCTACTTCGGGGTTGCCTGTACTGCTAAGTTGGTCGGGAGAGCATTTCATTGCTGCCCCGGCCACACTGAATGAACTTGTGTCGCGTAGCTTAAAGGCTATGCTTCCAGGTATCAAGCCGCAGCTTAGTCTAGTAAACTCTGTGATAGAGTTGAAAGACTTCAAGAAGCTGCCGGCGACAGTTCGCCGTGTAAGGTCTATGATCAAAGCCCTCGCGGGCTACGGTAATAAGCCTTTACGGAAGATCCTCGGTGGATCAGCAGACGCCTACCTCCAAAAGGAGTTTAACGTCATGCCGCTCCTATCAGATATTTCCGGTTTCCGGAAAGCTCTGATTAACACGAGCAAGCAAGTGAAGAACCTGCTTGATCTCGAGAATAAGCCACTAACTCGACATTTCTATGCCGGGTTAGAGTCAGTGTACCCTAATAAGTCTCTGACGCCTGCTCCTACTACATATATCCCGCCGGCGGAAGTCTCAAGTGAGGCTCCTTTGCCTGGTGGCGGTACTATTGGTAAGTTAAGCGGGTTGGTCAAACCTTATCGTGAGGTAACTCACGGTGAGTCTCGGTTCCATGCTGAGATCCAATATTCCTACTACCTCACCGCCTTTCAGCGGGAGAATAGTGCTATATTGGGTCTTGCAGACAGTCTTGGGATTAATCTTAATCCCTCGATAATCTGGAATGCAATTCCGTGGACCTTTGTGGTCGATTGGGTCATCAATATTAGTCGATGGCTCGACGGCTTCAAGGTGCGGAATCTGGAACCTGTTACGGTCATACATCGGTACTTGTGGTCTACGACAGTCGATAGGATTACGAAAATTGATTGTGAAATCAATCTTTCATGTCCGACGCTGCCTAAGCCACTCGTACGCACGTCCGTTTGTAGAGAGCAGGCTTATCGCCGTGATCTCTATCCAATCGGTACGTCTCACATAACCACGTCAGGATTCTCCCTAAAGGAGTTTACCCTGGCAGGTGCACTCGGTTTATCCCGGGTGCATTAAGTAACAAATACAATCCATCTGTGGATGAAGGATTAGTCCTTCGCAACAGACTTACTGCATGTTAAGTAATACACTCGTTACAAACGAAGTTAAGAACGCCGCCGGGACTGAAGTTGAATTCAGCCGGATTAGTCAAGGTGAACGTGTTACAATCTTCGCCGCCGTTGGAGAAACTCCATCCGCGCCCCATCGTCTTAGTGTTAAACACACTGAGTCCGGGGCAGGGACGGACCTCCGTCGACGGTCGTTGATTCGTTTCGATAAAACGATTGCGGGCCAGGTCGACACGACCAAACCCGTTGTTGTTTCGTTCTATGCTGTCGCCGACATTCCTGTCGGCAACATGACAGCATTCGCCGAAGCCAATAACGTCTGCGCAGAGCTGATGTCTTTTCTTGCCTCTTTAGGCTTGAATACAACAATTCTGTACGACGGTAGTGGCAGCGGTGCCGTGACATTGATTAACGGTACTCTATAGTACCTGCGATCACGAGGTTTGAAGCCTCGCTGTTCTTACAGACTCAAACTGTTTTACATTCGATGCCCAAAAGGCAATTACCAAGAAGAGGTTGTTCTTCTTAACGTTACTTAGTTATACCTGTAACGGGGTCGGATGCTTATCAGTCCTTAGTCTGTTCTTCGTATCACATAGCAGAGTGTCATGCTCTAGGATATGCAACCATATGGTACATACTAAGAGCCTAGAATACAGTGAAGTATTCACCACTTTGCTACGCGACGTGCAAACGTTGCATAGTAATGTATACACTACATCTGAACTCAAACGAGACCTTAAAACCGTCTCTATTCGAATCAGTTCTGAAGGATTAGGTTTTCTCACGAAAACCTTGCCTCGTGTTGGCAAGCACCTTGATAAAGTGCTTGCCGGAGTAGGATCATTCGACGCCTCTCTGGTGGCCTTGCGGCCTTGCCAGGGTGGTCAGATACCAATTTTATTTGGTAGTCTGTTTCGACAAATCCTATCCGTACACGGAGCGGTCCTCCAGGAGGCTAATGCAGCTTGCGTTCAGTCACTAAGAGATCTATTGTACCAATTGTACAAACTTGAACTCCCATATGACCCCAAGCTCGAACTCAAAGTCATCCAAAAGTTTATCAAAACTGAGGACGAAATTAAGCCCTATTCAAATGCCTGCGACTTGCTTGCAGTGCATTTGGCGAAAGAGCACTCCATTAATGCGAGTGCTTTTGTTAGGCATGGCAGTTTACCTTGTCGTAAAGAGTCCCTCGAAAGCGTGGGACTTCCTATGCAACAGGCTAAAACCATCCGTATCGCGAGAAGACTACTCACCCGAGTATTCTCCTCGTTTAATCCTATGGCCATCTGGCCAAGTCACGGACCAGGAGCGGTCTCCACGAAGGAGCAACTCTCCGGTAAGTATACTTGGACGCGGGTCGCCAAAAGAATAACACAAGTCTATCCCTTGGACGAGTTCTTTTACTCGTCTTTAGGGCATGTTTGTGATCGTCAACAAGAGCTTATGGCTCTTGAAGATGGAGAATCTTTGGCCAAGGTTGTCCTTGTACCCAAAGATTCTCGCGGGCCTAGGTTAATATCTTGCGAACCATTGGACTTCCAGTGGATACAGCAAGGGTTATCTAGAGCCATTGTTAGTCACGTTGAACGCCATCCCCTAACCAGGGATTCCGTTCGATTCACAAACCAGGAACCCAACCGAATTGCTGCCCTAGCGGGTAGCGTTGCGGGTAAGTACTCGACCCTCGACCTTAATGAGGCCTCGGATCGTGTTTCTCTTGGTTTAGTTCGTCTACTATTCCCAGAACCCGTTCTTACGAGTCTGGTAGCATGTAGAAGCTTAGGAACGAGGCTTCCGGATACAACAGAATTAATCCTCCAGAAATATGCACCAATGGGGTCAGCTTTATGCTTTCCCGTCTTGGCGCTTACAGTATGGAGTCTGTTAGTAGCTGGTTTTAAAGCACTCAACGCGGATAGAGATGCAATAAGCTCTATCTATGTATACGGTGATGATGTCATTGTACCCACGGCTTACGCCGAGCACGCAATGAACATACTTGAATATTTCGGTTTAAAGATTAACCGAGACAAGTCTTGCATCAAAGGACTCTTCAGAGAGTCCTGTGGTATGGACGCCTTTAAGGGCGTACCAGTCACGCCAGTTCGCATTCGAACGGCTTGGTCATCTCTCCGCTGCCCTGAATCTTACGTCAGTTGGGTTAGCTATGCTAACTCCTACTGGGATAGGAAGTACTTCAACACCTACGAATTAATCGTAGAGAGGCTATACGCCGTTTACGGCTCTATACCCTCTGTGCAAGATGTCGGATTAACCGCACCCGCACTTAAGGAAGTACCTGATAGTTACAAGAGGCCACGTACACGATTCACTCCGCCGTCTAATAGTCGCAACGACTATCAGCGGAAAGAGCATTTCGTATGGTGCGTCCTCCCTGTGTCTGTTTCTCAAGAGATCGATGGGTGGAAAATGCTACTCCGCTACTTTGCGGAAGCATGTTCCTCCTACGAACTTGAGCGTCACACATCCACCGAAGCAACTTCGGTCGGCTTGCCTTCGGGCAGGCCGTTTTCAGTCAGTGTGTATACCAAACGCCGCTGCAATAAAATGCAGCGTCGCTGGCGGTGATTAAAGGGTGGA